TTTATCCCAATGGAATGGAACTACGAAGGATTTATTGACGAGTACGGAGTTCCAGTATTCACTACTCCTGACACAGACGTGTTTGCCCCAGATGGCGAATTAATAGATATAGGTGTAGTAGATAGTTGGCAAAATGAAGTTGATGGTTTAAAAGGAGATCACGATGCTTTAAACGAGTTCTACAGACAGTTTCCAAGAACTGAAGAGCATGCGTTTAGAGATGAGGCTTTAAACAGTATATTTAATTTAGTAAAAATATACGAACAAATAGATTATAACGAAGGTATAGGTAATAGCGCTGTTATATCAAAAGGTAATTTTCAATGGGTTAACGGTGTTAAAGATTCTCAAGTAATATTTTATCCAGACGCAAAAGGCAGATTTAATATAAGTTGGGTGCCACCAGTTCATTTGCAAAATAAAATTATAGCAAAGAATGGTGTTAAATATCCTGGTAATGAACACATAGGTGCTTTTGGTTGTGACTCATATGATATATCAGGAACAGTAGATGGTAGAGGTTCTAATGGCGCTTTACACGGTTTGACTAAATTTTCAATGGAAGAAGCACCTTCTAGTTCTTTTTTCTTAGAATATATAGCTAGACCACAAACCGCTGAGATGTTTTTTGAAGATGTGTTAATGGCATTGGTGTTTTATGGTATGCCTTTGCTTGCTGAAAACAATAAACCTAGGCTTTTATATTACTTAAGAAGAAGAGGTTATAGAGGCTACTCAATGAACAGACCAGATAAAACATGGAAAAAATTATCTATAGCAGAAAAAGAAATAGGTGGTATACCAAACTCTAGTGAAGATATAAAACAAGCCCACGCTGCTGCTATAGAAATGTACATACAAGATAGAGTGGGTTTACAGTCTAACGGTAACTACGGCACGATGTATTTTAACCGCACGCTAAACGATTGGGCTAAATTTGATATAAACAAGAGAACAAAATTCGATGCCGCAATTAGTTCTGGTTTAGCCATAATGGCATGTAATAGACATTTGTACGCGCCAAATGCTAGGATTGAAAGACAAAAACTAAATATAAGCATAGCCAGATATAAAAACGACGGCAATGTATCTAAAATAATTAAATAGCAAATATGTTAAGATCAGGTGTAAAAGGTAATTTCCCGAGTCAAGTTGTTAGTGATCTAGAAAAGATGACTGGCGAGTATGGTTTAGAGGTTGGAAAAGCTATCTCAGGGGAATGGTTTAATAATGGCACTTATAATAATAAGTATTTAAATACAGCTAATAATTTTCATAGCCTAAGATTATACTCTAGGGGAGAGCAATCTATACAAAAATATAAGGATGAGTTATCTATAAACGGTGATTTGTCCTATTTAAATTTAGACTGGAAGCCTGTTCCAATTATACCTAAGTTTGTAGATATAGTTGTTAACGGAATGGCTGAAAGAATGTACGATATAAAAGCATACTCACAAGACCCTCATGGTGTAAGCAAGAGAACTGAGTATATGGAGTCTTTATTAGGAGATTACCAAACTAAAGATTTAAACGCTTTAGTAGAAGAAACATTAGGTATAAGCTTAAATGAAAACGACAAAGCAATGATACCGGCCTCAGAACAAGAACTAGATCTACATATGCAATTAACATATAAACAAGCCGTAGAAATAGCTGAAGAACAAGCTTTAAACGTTTTATTAGAAGGTAACAGATACGAGTTGATAAAAAAGAGATTTTATCACGATCTCACGGTGTTAGGTATTGGGGCTGTAAAAACAACTTTTAACCCTAGCGAGGGTGTTAAGGTAGATTACGTTGATCCAGCTAATTTAGTTTATTCTTATACAGAGTCTCCATATTTTGAAGATATATACTATGTTGGTGAGGTAAAAGAAATACCTATAAACGAACTAGTGAAACAGTTTCCAGATTTAACACATGAGAACTTAGAAGAGATAATAGATAACTCTGGTGGAAACAAAAATGCTTATAAGTTTGAAAGCGAAAGCGATGGTGACAATAACAAGGTTTCTGTTTTGTATTTTAATTATAAAACTCATATGAATGAGGTTTATAAAATGAAACAAACAAAGAGTGGAGGAGAAAAAGCTATAGAAAAAGATGACACGTTTGATCCACCTGAAAATAAAGAAGGAGACTATAGCGCTTTAAAAAGATGTGTAGAGGTTTTGTTTGAAGGCGCTATGATTTTAGGTAGTGATAAATTACTTAAGTGGGAGATAGCGGAAAATATGATGCGTCCTAAAAGTGATTTTACTAAAGTTAAAATGAATTATGCTATAGTTGCACCTAGAATATATAATGGTAAAATAGAATCATTAGTTAGTAGAATAACAGGTTTTGCTGATATGATACAATTAACCCACTTAAAACTACAGCAAGTTATGTCTCGCATGGTTCCAGATGGAATTTATTTAGATGCAGATGGACTTGCTGAAATAGATTTAGGTAATGGTACTAATTATAACCCACAAGAAGCCTTGAACATGTTCTTCCAAACTGGTAGTATAATTGGTAGATCAATGACCGGTGATGGAGAAATGAATCCGGGTAAAATGCCTATTCAAGAAATACAGTCTAGTAATGGTGGTGCTAAAATGCAGAGTTTAATACAAACATACAACTATTATTTACAGATGATAAGAGATGTCACTGGATTAAATGAAGCTAGAGATGGTGCTATGCCTGATAAATATTCTTTAGTTGGTGTACAAAAGTTAGCAGCTGCAAATTCTAACACAGCAACTAGACATCTATTACAAGCTGGTTTGTTCTTAACACAAGAAGTATGTGAAGCTTTATCGCTTAGGATATCTGACATACTAGAGTATTCACCAACAAAAAATGCTTTTATACAACAAATAGGTGCTCATAATGTTGCTACGTTAGATGAAATGTCAGAGTTACATTTATATGATTTTGGTATATTTATAGACTTAATGCCAGATGAAGAAGAAAAACAGTTATTAGAAAACAACATACAAGCGGCTTTAGCACAACAAACTATAGATATAGAAGATGCTATTGATCTTAGAGAGATAAGAAGTGTTAAGTTAGCGAATCAACTGCTAAAAGTACGTAGAAAAAAGAAATTAGAAAGAGATCAAAAAATGCAGCAAGAAAATATACTTGCTCAATCTCAAGCTAATATACAAGCTCAGCAAGCTTCTGCTCAAATGGAAATGCAAAAGAAAGCCTCAGAATCTCAATCAATGCAAGAGTTAGAGTCTATTAAAGCTAGATTTGAATCTGAAAGAATGATGCAAGAAGCAGAGCTTAAAAAGCAAATAATGGATCATGAATTTGAAATTCAGATTAGATTAGCAAAACTACAAGCTGATGCTATGAAAGCTAAAGAAGAAGGTAAAGAAGACCGTAAAGATGAAAGAACAAAAATACAAGCAACTCAGCAAAGCGAATTGATTGAACAAAGAAAAAATGATACAGGTCCTAAAAACTTTGAAACTCCAAAAGAAGAACCTGGTCAACTACCTAGCGTACAAATAGGTCAAAATAATGCTCAGCAGGCGCCTATGATGCCACCTGCAATGGGTATGTAAAATTTATTAATTATTATTATATTATATTATGGAAGAAAACAAAGAAAAAGAACTACCTAAAAAAGAGGAAGTACTAAGTCAACAAGAAAATACTAATGAAAAAGTAGAAGGTTTAAAAGTAAAAAAATCAAAAAGTAAAGAAATACCAGATATTGTTAAGGTAAAACTAACAAAGCCTACAGAGGAAGTTAAACCGGAGGTTACTAAAGTTGATTTGACTAACGCAAAGCCTGCTACAGAGGAAGTTGTAGAGCAACCTGAAGTTGAGCAGCAACCTATAGTTGAAATTACAGATGAAGAACCAGTAAAACCTCAACTACCTCCACAGCCAGATTTACCAGAGGGTATACAAAAGGTTGTTGATTTTATGAAAGATACTGGTGGCGATTTAAATGATTATATGAATTTAAATCGAAACTACGAAGATTACGGTGATGATGATTTACTTAGATCATATTATAAAGATACAAAACCACATTTAGATGATGATGAAATAAACTTTTTAGTACAAGAAAGTTTTGACTGGGATGAAAAGATAGATAATGAAAGGGATATAAAGAGAAAAAAATTAGCGTTAAAAGAGCAAGTTGCCAGCGCTAAAAGCCACCTGGACGGGCTAAAGTCCAAATACTATGAAGATATTAAAATGGGGTCTAAGCTCACTGAAGAGCAACAAAACGCTATTAAATTCTTCAACGAGTCAAAAGATAGAAAGCAAGCACAGGAAAATGCACAATCTATGTTTTTAGAAAAAACTGATCAATTATTCAATAATGACTTTAAAGGTTTTGAATATAAAATTGGTGACAAAAGATTTAGATATAACGTAAGTGATACTGAAAAAGTGAAAACAACTCAGAGCGACATTAATAATTTCATAAGAAAGTTTCTTAATGAAAAAAACGAAATGGAAAACGCGAGTGGTTATCATAAAGGATTATTTACAGCTATGAATTCTGACGCTATTGCTAATCATTTTTATGAACAAGGTAGAGCAGACGCTTTAAGAGAAAGTGTTGCAAAATCTAAAAACATTAACATGGACCCTAGGCAATCACACGGTGGAGAGGTTAGGTCTGGTGTTAAAGTAAGAGTTTTAAATGATAATCCAAATGACTTTAAACAATTTAAAATTAGAAAAAATAAATAACTTAAAAACAATTAAAAATGGCAATTACAGCAGGATCTCAGACTAGAGCTGCAGCAATACAAGCAGCTACATCTGAAAATTATTTAGACATCCAAAACAATGGGTGGGCGCAGCAGTACTTACCTGACTTGATGGAAAAAGAAGCTGAAGTTTTCGGTAAGAGAACTATCTCAGGTTTTTTAGCACAAGTTTCAGCGGAGGAAGCTATGCAATCAGACCAAGTTATTTGGTCAGAACAAGGTAGATTACACCTTTCATACAAATGTGATATGTTAGATGTTACAGCTAGTACAATCAATATTACTCATAATATTGACGATGTAGCACAAACAACTACACATGGTATTAGAGTTGGTGATCAAGTATTAATCGCTGGTGGTGGACAAACAGTTACAGCTCGTGTAAGCGTTGCTGCGGCTGGTAGCCAAACTATTACTGTACAACCTTACGGTTATGCACATATGACAAACGCAGGTTTTGTTAATGGTGATAACACTTGTACTATACTAGTATTTGGTTCTGAAAACGCAAAAGGAACTAGTTATGTTGGTGGTAGAGCTAATAAGCCTTCTTTCACTACATTTACTAACAAACCAATTATTTTAAAAGATATGTATGAAGTTTCAGGATCTGATGCTTCTCAAATCGGTTGGGTTGAAGTTTCTGGTGAAGATGGACAAAACGGTTACTTATGGTACTTAAAAGCTGAAGGTGATACTAGAGCAAGATTTACTGATTACTTAGAAATGAGTATGATTGAGTCTGAAAAAGTAGCAGAGAATTCTGCTATTGCATTACCTACTGACGGTGGTGCTGGTACAGCGGGTACAGAAGGTTTATTCGCAGCTATTACATCTAGAGGTCACCAATCATCTGGTATTACTGGTGTTAACGCGGCTACTGATTTAGCAGAATTTGATGCTATTTTAGCTGAGTTTGATAAAAACGGTGCTATTGAAGAAAACATGATGTTTGTAAACAGAGCTACTAGTTTAGCTATGGATGACATGTTAGCTTCTATGAATTCTTACGGAGCTGGAGGTACTTCTTACGGAGTATTTGATAACGAAGAAGATATGGCACTTAATTTAGGTTTCTCTGGTTTCAGAAGAGGTTCTTACGACTTCTATAAGTCTGACTGGAAATACTTAAATGATTTAGCAACTAGAGGTGGTATCAACGCTGCTGCTACTGGTGGTGAGGCTATCAGAGGGGTTGTAATCCCAGCTGGTGTATCTTCAGTTTATGATGAGCAATTAGGTAAAAACCTAAAACGTCCATTCTTACACGTTAGATATAGAGCTTCTCAAGCAGAAAGCAGAAAAATGAAAACTTGGGTAACAGGTTCAGTTGGAGCGCTTACTTCTGACTTAGATGCTATGACAGTCAACTTCTTATCTGAAAGATGTATGGTTGTTCAAGGTGCTAATAACTTCATGTTATTAAACTAAGCAATTTTTAAAAGACCGGGGCTTCGGCCTCGGCCTTTTATTTTATTAATTTTATTATATATTATATTATGGCAAAGAAAAAAGAAACAAAAATAGAAACGGTAGAAACACCGGTGGTTGTAGAACAACCAAAAGTTGAAACAAAGGTTGTGGAAAAACCACTACCTAAAAAAGATACTTGGGAAATTAAAGATAGGACCTACTTATTAAAAAATGGACAAAAACCATTAAGTAAATCTATTAAAGCAGCTGGTATATATTGGTTTGATGAAAAACTAGGTTACGAAAGAGAGCTAAAGTATTGTGAAAACCAAATAACTCCATTTGTAGATGAAATGAAAGGAGACCAAAGGTTATCACATATTATTTTTAGAGCTGGAGTATTACAAGTACCTAAAAATAAAGTAGTTTTACAGAAATTACTATCTTTATATCACCCACATAGAGATAAAATATTTTACGAGTTAAAACCTCAAAAAATAGCAGAGCATCAAGTTAATTTTATAGAGATGGAAATAAAAGCTCTTAACGCAGCTATGGAGCTAGATATAGATATGGCTGAAGCAGTTATGAGAGCTGAGATTGGTTCTAGGGTATCTAAGATGAGTTCTAAGGAGATAAAAAGAGATTTATTAGTATTTGCTAAAAGAAATCCAATGTTATTCTTAGAGTTGGTTACTGATGAAAATGTAATGCTTAGAAACTTTGGTATTAGAGCTACAGAAATGAACATATTAAAGTTATCTCAAGACCAAAGAACGTTTACCTGGGGATCTAACGATAGAAAATTATTTACAGTTCCTTTTGATGAGCACCCATATTCAGCGCTAGCAGCTTGGTTTAAAACCGATGAGGGAATGGAGGTTTATTCAAATATTGAAAAAAGATTAAAATAACAATAACAAGTAGAGCAACCATCTTAACGGGTGGTTGCAATACTAAAATCAAATAATATGAAATCAAAAGGTTTAGGAGACTCAGTAGAAAAATTTACATCAGCCACGGGAATAAAATCTTTTACAAAAATATTGGCCGATAATGGAATATTTGGTAAAAAGAAAGATTGTGGTTGTTCAAAAAGAAAGGAAGCTTTAAACAAAGCTTTTCCTTATAAAAATAAAAAATAAATATGGCGATAAGTGTAGATACAGTATATCAAAGAGTTTTAGCTTTAGCTAACAAAGAACAAAGAGGTTATATAACACCTCAAGAGTACGGTTTGTTGGCTGAGCAAGCTCAACTATTAATATTTGAACAGTACTTTCATGATATTGATAGATATTTAAAAGCTCATGGTAACAGCGGCGAGTACAGTGATAAAATAGATATTCTACACGAAAAAATAGCTCCATTTGAACAATGGAAAGTAGCTATGTCAGCTGTAAGTGGCAATGAAGCTACTTTACCAACGAGTACAACTGTGCATAAGTTAGGTACGGTTTTTTACGCATCTGGTGTTTATGACGTGGAAGTAGAGCGAGTAGAGAAAAATGATTTACACTATTTAGAAAGAACAGCTTTAGCAGCACCTACAGATGCTAGGCCTGTTTATGTTAGAAAAACAGAAGCAGTTATTAAGTTGTTTCCCGCGTCTCCAACGGTTGCTTATACCACTGGTAATGTAACTTGTAACTATATAGCAAAACCTGTAACTCCAGTTTGGGGCTATACAGTTGTAAATAATCAAGCTTTATACAACGCGGGTACATCTACTAATTTTGAACTACAGGCTTCAGAAGAAGCTGAGTTGGTATATAAAATACTAGAACTAGCAGGAGTAACTTTAAACAAACCAGGTTTAACACAATTAGCAGCAAACGAAGATAATACTATAACACAATTAAAAAACATGCAATAGATGGGATTAATAACGCAAACAGGACAAGCATATTATACTGGTAGTAGTTTTGGAGATTATCAATTTACATCTTTAGAGCATATTATTAATCAATTTATAATTGCTTACGTAGGTGAAGATAAAATAATATCAAAAATAAGAAGAACAGACGTGGCTTTTCACGCTCAAAGAGCTTTACAAGAACTATCGTTTGATACGTTTAAATCTACTAAGTCTCAAGAAATAACATTGCCATCATCTTTAACAATGAAACTACCACAAGATTATGTTAATTATGTTAAAATTTCATGGAGTGATTCTAAAGGTGTTAAGCACGTAATACAACCTACATCAAAAACATCTAACCCAACAGATGTTGGTCAAGACGCTAACAACGATTATACATTTACTGCAAACGAACTAGACACTGATACCACTTCTACTACATGGGAAAGCTACCAAGGTTTAACGCCAGTTTTATTTGATGATGACGATTATGACGATGATATATATGGCGCTTTAGTAGGGCAAAGATATGGTATAGACCCGGAGCATTCACAAATAAACGGTACTTTTTATATGGATCCTAATACTGGTTTGATACACTTTAGCTCAAATTTAGCTGGAAAAACTATAGTATTGGATTATATAAGTGATAGTCTTGGTACGGATGCTGAAATGAAAGTTCATAAGTTTGCTGAAGAGGCTATGTACAAACATATTGCTTATGCTATATTATCAACAAGGGCTAACGTTCAAGAATATATAGTACAAAGATTTAAAAGAGAAAGATTTGCTGAAACAAGAAAAGCAAAATTAAGACTTTCAAATATTAAATTAGAAGAAATAACTCAAATTTTAAGAGGTAAATCAAAACACATTAAACACTAGCATATGCCAGAGTTAAAGCATAATTTTACACAAGGTCGGATGAACAAAGACCTTGACGAAAGAATGGTACCTAATGGTGAATATAGAGATGCGATGAACATCGAAATCTCAACATCAGAAGGCTCAGATGTAGGCGCTGTACAAACTTTAAAAGGTAACACAGCTATAACAAGTTTATTTGGTGAAAACGCTACTTGTGTTGGTAGTATAGTAGATGAAAGTAAAAATAAATTATATTGGTTTATTTCTGCACCAGACAAAAATACAGCTGCTAGTACCACTTATTCTCACGCGGAGCAAGATAGTTCCGGTACAGTTAGCGTTGTTCACAACGTATACTCTGATTATATTATGGAGTACGATGAGACAAGTGGTGAATTAAGCTATGTTGTAGTTGAGCACTATAAAGTAGAAACAACAATATCTAATGACAGTCATGATTCTGGCGACCACTTACATATTAGTAACTTAAACCAAGCTAATGATATTAGATACGTAGGCATACAAGTAGGCATGGATGTTTATGTAAACAATATGAAGACCTACATAACTAAAATAGAATATGATGCTGCCCCGTGGAATGGTTGGAGAGTGTATACTAAGCACACACCATCTGATAGCGGTTACAATGGTTTATCTAGCGTTGCAGCAGGAGCAACAGTGACGTTTGAGTTACCACCCGAAAAAAGAGTTTTAGGTTTTTCTCACTTCTCTTCTGTTAGACCAAAAAAACTAATAACAGGTATTAATATTCTTGATAATCTTTTGTTTTGGACAGATAATCTTACTGAGCCAAAGAAAATTAATATTGACAGGTGTAAGTATGGTAGTCAACAACCAATATCAAAACATATACCTATATATACAATAGCTAACGGTTATAATTATAATGGCACTAACGCCTTCCCAACACTTTTAATTGTAAATGGAGAGCTACCTAACTCTAGTAATGGTAGACTAGCTTCGGTTAGTTCTTACAACTCCGCTATAACTAATCCCTTCTTTTCATATAAATATGCTACAGTTATAAAGCCGGCGCCAACAACCCCACCAGTTTTAACGATGTCTAACTCTACTAGGGCGGAAAAGGACGATCCAAAAGACGGTCAAGTTGTAATAGATTCGCTTGTTAGTTTACCAGGCGCTAGCTCTGGTAGTAGTGACTTTTTTTTCAACAGCAGCGGTGCTAGATTGACTTATGACAAAACAACTGGTTGGCTTACTTTTCCTAATCAAATAGATTGGAGAGAAGGTGACACGGTAGAGTTTATGCCGCAAGATGATGATGCTGGTTTTGACAATGATCCTTTAGTTGTTGCCACGGTTCATGATGTTCAAAATAAAATTGCATTTAAATTTAAAATAATATCTATATCTTTCCGACTAATAAAACCTTATGTTAATTTTAGAGTTAGACTACAGCAAGAAGACCCGTTGTTTGAGTTCAAGTTTCCTAGGTTCGCTTATAGATGGAAATACGAAGATGGTGAATATTCTACTTATTCTCCTTTTTCTGAGGTAGCTTTTATTCCTGATGTTTTTGATTATATACCTCAAAAAGGTTATAATGTAGGAATGACTAATAATTTAAGGTATTTAGTTATATCTGGCTTTAAACCAATAACAATGCCTTTGGATGTTGTAGAAATAGACGTATTATACAAAGAATCTAACTCGCCAAATGTTTACACTGTAGATACTATAAAATCACCTAGTAAAGAAGTTAGCAGTTTAGGTACTTTTGGTAGACATCCTAATGATTGTCCCGGTTGGTTTGGTAAAATAGAAACCGATACTGATGTATTTAAAGAAGCACCAAATACATTAACTACAGATACTTATGTTGTGTCTTCTACATCTTGGGGTTTTGATGACGCTGGAGCTTTACAGCCAGCTATTGATGTAAGCGGTGTAGATTACTTTGTTTTAAACCATAACTTTGGTGGTATAAATATAATGATAGGTGACATTATTGATTTTACAGATGGCCAAACCGGTCTTAATTCGGCAGTGCTTATTGCTGGTATACATAATACTGTAGTAAATGGTATAAGTGTAACAGCTGTAGCTTTAACGCACAATGGTGTTGCAGTAACAGATTCAACTTCTACAACTGGAAGTGTTAGTGATTGGTGGTATCATAACGCAACAGAAGATACAAATGGAGTTTGGACGTCTACTACTAATACTTTTAACCTTAAAAGAACTATAGCTAAGAAACCAGCTTTTAATATAGACCATCCTCAAGGATCGCTACAAATAACAACAGACATGATACACGCTGCTCTACCAGCAAATCAACTACTGCGACCATGGGATAACGTGCCTAGAAAAGCTTTAGCCCAAGAAGTAACAGGTAATAGAGTGGTGTATGGTAATTACCTACAGAATTACAACATGAGAGATGAGGAAGGAAATTCTGTTGATTCTAAATTTAAAATTTCAATAAATAGAAGAAGAAATATTAGAAGTAATGTTCAGTACAATGACAGAACAGCTTTAAGAGATCCGCTTGATGGAAGTACAATAGATTGGTGGGATGCACGTAATAATATTCCAAACGTACTAACACTACCAGAGAGATCTGTAAAATCTTTAAGAGATTATCAAGTGGGTGTGGTATATTCTGATGAGTTTGGTAGACAAACACCAGTACAAGCGCATGATTCAGGTGTAAAAAGAGTATTAAAAGCCGATGCCGACAAGTACAACGGTTTAACAGTTAGATTAGAAAATAACAACTATCCAGAATGGGCCACTCACTTTAGATACTATATAAAAGAAAACTCAAACGAGTATTATAACTTAGCTATGGATCGTTATTATTCAGCTGATGATGGTAATGTTTGGGTAAGCTTTCCTTCCTCAGAAAGAAATAAAGTTGACGAAGAAACACATTTAATATTAAAAAAGCAACACGACTCTGGCGTGTTTGTTAAAGATAAAGCTAGGTATAAAATTTTAGCTATAGAAAACGAGGCCCCAGATTATATAAAGTTAAGATACGATACTTTTGGAACTAGACAAGTAACGTTTGCATCAAGTGGTGAGCCTAGAGAAAATCAACAACACTTAGATTTACCAGAAAGTCTTTTTCATGAAAACGGTACCTATTATCAAGCTTTATCGGCACAAGATAGAGTAATAAGAATTTATGATAACACAAACATATCTCAATGGTATGATGTAGCTAGCATAGTAGCTTATTCCACAGCGCACAGAAGAATAATACTAAGGAGCTCTTTAAAATCTGATATATCTTTTACTACAGATGATGGTACTACTAGTGGTAATATAAACCCTAATTTAAGAATAGAGTTAGCAAAAAAAGAAATGAAAAATTTACCTGAATTTGCTGGTAGGTTTTTTGTTAAATTAGAGAGAGACGGTGTGTTTGAAAAACACATAGCAGAAAGAGCCCCTGAAATAAAATATATTACCTCTGATTTATTAGAGTTAAAAAACTTTGATAGTTTTAATGGCGCTAGGCTTTCTAAAGAATGCTGGCAGGAAGATGGTAGTCCTGGTAAAGCTTTGCAGCATAAGTGGTTTGTTGACAATATAATAGCGGAAGGGTGTCATTTAGACGATCATGCGCCACCTGGTTTTGAACACGGTAAGGGTCTTCATTCAAATAATTTTAAAATAGACATATCTTATCATTGGTTTGAAAACATGGGCAAGGGAGATGAATCTTATCCTTGGCACGTAGCTACCGCAACTGACACTGGTGTTAGCGCTTTTTCTAAAAGAATTGCCACGGTATTAAAAAAACCAGGAACACTATTTAGATGGAGAGGTGATACCACGGTTTATAGAATATTAAATTGTGCTAGTCATTCAGTTGAAAATTTTTATGACAACTCAGATGACGTAAATGTAGATAGTGGTTGGGGCTATGGACTAGGCGGAGTTCTTACTTTAGGCGCTTCTGCCGCGCTCAACGGTGATCAGTATGGTTGGGCATCAAATCATAGAGAAAAATTTAGAGTTCTTTTTTGGCCAGCTTTAGGTAGTACTGGGAAGGATGCTTTAGGTAACGATGCTACTGGTTACAATCCATTTACGCATAACGCAGAAGGTACAACAAGTGGTGATGTTGGTGATATAACTTTTAATAATGATTGGGCGAACTTTACTGGATCGCACGCTGGTAAATACAAGAGGCAAATTGAGTTTTTACAAGAGTTTTCTTCAGATGGAAGTTATACTAGCGATAACCCAGCTATATGGGAAACAGAACCAAAAGAAGATATAGACTTAGATCTTTATAATGAAGTTGGTAGAGCGTATCCTATAGAAGAAGAATGGACGCCTTATTTAAATAGTATAGAAAATACAGCTTTTGAAGGTAGATACAATCCACTTAAATATTACAACTGTTTTTCCTTCGCCAACGGTGTAGAATCAAATAGAATTAGAGATGATTTCAACGCTGTTACAGTAGACAAGGGCCCTAAAGCATCTACTGTTTTAGCAGAACAATATAAAGAAGAACGAAGAAAATCAGGTTTAATACACTCTGGTATATATAATTCAACTAGTGGTATTAATAGGTTAAATCAGTTTATACAAGCAGAACCAATAACTAAAGATTTAAACCCAACCTATGGTAGTATACAAAAACTTTGGTCGAAAGATACTAATTTAACAGCTTTTTGTGAGGATAGAATTTTAAAAATAGCAGCCAATAAAGATATATTATATAACGCTGATGGCAATCCACAAGTTATAGCATCAAGTAAAGTTCTAGGTAATGCTCAACCAGCTGGTGGTGATTTTGGTATATCTACAGATCCAGAATCATTTGCCGCAGACCAATATAGAGCATACTTTACAGATAGATCTAGAGGCGCGGTTATGAGAATGTCACAAAACGGATTAACGCCTATTTCAGAATCTGGCATGAAAACTTGGTTTAAAGATGTTTTAAAATCAAGTGATACTACTTTGATTGGTAGTTATGATGATAGAAAAGGTCTTTATAACTTAACACTAGAGCAAAACGCGTCTGGATTAGAAGCGTCTCTCTCAGCAAACACTCCTTTAGGCACTGTTGGTTATGAATACGGTATAACAGGTAATCAAGGTTTAGGTTTAACACCTGGTACTGTTCAGGCTTATGATTGGGTTGCGTTTAATTCTGCTGGCACTATAGAATACGATGCCGCGGATATTACTCATATAGAAGTATCTACACACGACTATAACCAAACAGATGTTTCAACATGGTTAGAAGCGTTAAGAACGAGTGTAAACGCTGGTAATAGTCATAACTTATCTATAGCGCCAAACAACTTTGGTGGTGGTGGTATAGCGCCTGGCTCTGAAGCTGTGTATACAGTAACCGCTGTTAATGCAGCTGCAACAAGCACAAATGGTGGTAGTTATTATAGAATAACACTAAACTGGGATTTTGGTGTGTTTAATTTACATGCTCACGCTGCTAAAATAAGTTATTATGACAAAGCGTCTGCTAGTGACGGTGACTCTGCATCAACAATAATTCCATATACTATAAGTTTTTCTGAGCAATCTAAAGGTTGGACTAGTTTTAAATCTTGGATTCAAGAAACTGGTATTAGCTTAAATGATAGATACTTTACATTTAAAGGTGGTGAGCTATACGAGCACCATACTAACGAAACTAGAAATACTTTTTATGGATTAAATTCTGTTGACTCTACTTTATGTTTATTGTTTAACGAAATGCCAAGTAGTGTTAAAAACTTTTCATCTTTAAGTTATGAGGGCACTCAGTCTAGAATAATAGAAAACACTGATGATGGAGAGTATTATAATAACGCTAGTGTCGATGGCTGGTGGGCAGAGTCTATAGAAACAGATCTAGAAAAAGGATTTATTCCAGAGTTTAGAGACAAAGAAGGTAAATGGTTTAATTTTATAAAAGGTAACGAAGAAAATACTTTAGCCAACCTTAATGTAAAACAGTTTTCAGTACAAGGTATTGGTACTCCTACAACTGTAGCGACAACAGTAGTAACACCAGCACCTAAATATAAATTTACGATACAAGATATCGGTGATCAAGACTAATAAATATGGCGAATAACTATTCAGTATCAAATATTACAACTATGGAAGCCGCTGGAGAATCAGTGGCAGGTGGTGGTATTGCTCCTTCGGCTGTACTAACTATAACGCCACACGCTGGTTATGTTATACAAGCAAGCGACTTTAGTATAGGCACCACTTTACCTTCAGAGGTTACTTCTGTTTCATTTTCGGATACTACCACGGCTTTAGCAGTTGGTAACAAGGTTTTAGCAACGGTTAATTTAGCTACTTGGTTTACCATGCCAACTGGTGGAAATATATCTATTGATATTGATATTGATGGAACTACTAACTTACCTATACCTAGATTAAGCTTCTTTAACACTATGGCTACCACTATATCCAATGTTACAGCAGCACTAGATATTCCAGCAGTAACACTACCTAGAGTAAGAGCTTATTCTGGTGTTGTTACAGACGGTATAACGCTACATACCTGTTATATAGATTTACCAGCTAATCAATTAACTCAAGTTGGAACAGTAACAATATCAGCAGCTACTGATTACCATTTAACTAGTATGCCTTCTTTTAGACTAGTATCTAGTGATTATGAAAAATGGTCTATAGATGCCAATACAATAACATATAATGCAGATAATCAAATAACGTCGGTAGTGTTTGATATAATGTATTTAATGGGTAGCACTGATGTAGCGGCTAGCCTTGGAGAAAATATTATATGGACGGTACCAACTGCCGAGGCGGACAAAACAGATGTTGTTGCTATAACTTCTGGTTATTATCAGGGTTATGCTGACCAAGCAATATTACCAGCTTTAGATGAAAATTTAACTCTATGTGTGCATGGTAACGAGGGATCTAGCTATAGTGTAAAAATACAAGATTCAGCGGGTTTTACTTATGACTTTAGCAGTAACACATTTACTCAAGCCGCTACTGATTCTGGCGCTCAATATATATACTCTATAACGCAACAATATAATCTTGGTCAACATGAAAACAAAAATGAACATATAATAACTTTTCCTGCGTTTTCTAGAAAAAGAAATTTTTCTCAATCATTTACAACAACCATAACGCCACTAGGCTCTACAAAAACAGAAGCTGATGGTAGCACTACAGAGCCTTTAACAACAACGCTTTATCAACTTGGAGATGTTGATTTTTCATTAATAGTTACAGCTGCTACACACGGGGAGACAGTTTCAACAACAACTATAAAAAGTATTACTGATAAAATACCTTTCCAGCGGTTGACAACTTTTAACCCAGCTCAAGTATCACGTTCTATTAGCGGTAATAACGGTTACTTTACAACTTCGCAAAATATAGCATATACAACTACAGATACTGTTGATGACGCAGGTGGTTTTTCTGGTACAACTATGACTATGGACACGTCTTATGTAACTAAAAAAGTTGAAGTTGGAGATACAGTTACAGGAACTAATATAGCCGCAAACACAACAATTATCGCAACTAACGTTGGTAGTAATGCTAAGGTTTATACTCTTAGTCAATCGCCATCTGGTACAGTTGCTGATGGGACGACCATAACGTTCACAAGAACCGTTGGTATATCTAGACAGCCTTTAACCTCAGATATAATGGCGCTTACGCCTCTACCAGATGATGGTGGTGGTAGTTTATCTAATACTATTAGTTATAGATGTAAAAACGCTGTTAGTAACTCTCCTGTCGTAGAGTTATTAGGCGAACAAGCAGGCTCAAGTATTTCTAATATAATACCGGGAATGCTAGTAAGAGGTTCTGGTATAGTTGGCTATCCAACCGTTAGTAGCATAGTGGGTAATAATATAGTTCTTTCTAGTAGCCAAACGTTATCAGCTAGCCAAGTATTAAATTTTAGTGTAGCTGGTGCTTATATGCAGATTGATGAATTAAATGTTACAGGCGCTGGTACTTCCGATGTTAAATTAAATATGTCAGGTTATGTAGAAAGTATGGGTAACGTTGATATAGTAGCCAGTTTACTTTTAGAAAACTTTGTGACTACTTATGCTGTACCTACAGCAGCTACAATAAGCGCTGGTACCTACTCTGTGCCATTTGGTAATAGTATTAAATTAGAACCAATACCATCTTGTACTGGTCATACTGGTGATTTATTTATACGATCAGTATCTTTATGTGAAGGATGTGATGGTCATGTTCAAATATCTAATGATGAAAAATCCATACTTTATACAGCTCCACTAGCAGGTGAAGATTCTTCTACTTCAACAACAGACGTTGTAACATATAGCGTGAAAGATGATATAGCAGGTCCTTCCTCTGATGCAACTATAACAGTAACTTTAACATAACAAAATGCCCACACTAACATTAACTTTTCCACAAAAAATACAAACTTCAACACAAGTTGGAGATATGATTTTATATTGCAATCCAAGCACTACGGCTGGTTTTTCTACAGCAGCACAATCAGATGTTGTTTTTTTAGGTGCTTGTTTGACTATAGCCGCTGATAGATTGTCTATGACTGTAGATTATGATGCCGGTACGGTTATACCTACATCTAGTAGTTTTATACTTTTTAGCAAAGATAAGTATTGTAATCCAAGTGGTTTGCTAGGTTATTATGCAAGAGTTTGTTTTAGAAATAATTCAACCACTAAAGCTGAACTTTTTGGAATAAATGCTGATATATTTGAAACTAGTAAATAATTGGCAAAAAGTGTGACTATAGACATATAAATCAAATTAAATGTCTAATAATCAAATAAAGAAAAAAGATTTACTTGTAACAGAGCGAGATAAAGTGCTAAATATAGAAAAAGCATTAATTGAAAATGCTGACGGAGAAAATATTGTAGCAACACATGATACTGATGTTTTTCCTTTAAAGCATGTTTTTGCAGACGGGATATATGTACGACAAATGTATATGGCAAAAGGAACAGCTGTTATAGGCGCTATACAAAACCACTTACATGTGTGGTATTTATTAACTGGAAATATAGTTGCTGCTACTGAAGATGGTGTCGTTGATTACAAAGCACCTTGTTATGTAGTGGCTCAACCAGGAACAAAAAGAGTTATACATGCTATTGAGGATTCTATATTTATAAATATACATAAAAATCCTACAAATACACAAGATTTAGACGAGCTAGAAAAAGAAATAGTTTCTAGTAGTTATGAAGAATATGAAAAATACGTTAATAATAAAAACAATATAATATGACTTGGATAACAGTTGGCGTTGCTGTCGTTGGTGGTGTCTCAAAAATGATAAGCGCCAAAAAAGATCGTGACGCTAGAGAGGCGGAGCAAAAAAGAGCCAATAGAGAAGTCGCTATGCGTAGACAAAGATTAGAAAGCTTAGATCTTACTAATCCATATGCTAATTTACAAAATACTTACGAAGACTTAACTATTAACCAACAGCAAGTTGACTTTCAAAGGCAGCAAATGGCTGTTCAACAAGCTAACGCTATGCAAAATCTACAAGCAGCGGCTGGTGGTAGTGGTGTGGCAGGTTTAGCACAACAAATAATGAATCAAGGACAACAAATGTCAGGCCAAATAGCTGGAAGTATAGGTCAACAAGAAAGAGCTAATCAAATGGCTAGAGCACAACAAGAAGCAAGTATACAAAGCCAAAAAGCTCAAGGTGATCAATGGGTTTATAATAAACAAGAAGCAAGAGAATCAGACTTTTTGTCAGCAGCAATGAGTGAAAAAACAGCAGCTGACCAAGCGATGAACCAAGCGGAGACATTATACAACCAAGGTATATGGGATACTGTAGGTGGTGTTCAAGGTGGAATTAATACATATTTAGACAACAGGCAGGCAGGAAGACATCAGTTTCACGCTTATAAACAATAAAACATGGCAAAGAAAAAAGATAAGAAAGGTACAAGCTTTTTACAAAGCACTTATGATATAGCTACAGCTGGTGTTAACAAAAAAAGCGGTAGTTGGACGGATAAAGCTTTTGATGCGGCTGGTGGTGGTAATTATGGTAACCCAGGCCCACAAAACACTGGTTACAGTATAGACTGGAGTAAAATTGATTTTGGTAAGTCATCTCTTGAAAGAGTAATGAACTCGGCAGAGGCATCAGTTAAACGTACTAAAGCAAATATAAAAGAAAAAGAAATAAATGAGCTAAAAAAAGATTGTGCTGAAAGCGGTGGGCTATGGAATCCTACACTAGGTAGATGTCAAGATAGAAGAGAAAAGAAGGAAGATCCAGATGATGATAAATTATTTACTTGTGACTGCGGCGTAAAAGTAAAAACAGAAGCAGATTGCGAGAAAGCTTGTAAAGAAACAGACGTGGGTGGAGAAGAAAAACCATGTTATTGTGATGGTGTTTACATGGGTAGAATATCTGCAACTAAAAAATGTGAAGATGAACTCCCTTGTGAAGAAGAAAAACCAGATCCAGATAAGTTAGTAGATTGTAAATGTGGAGGTCAGGAAAAAACACAAGAAGACTGTGATAAAAAATGTAAAGATACGGATGGCGCAGTGGACAAGCCGTGTGAGTGTGATGGTGAAGTTGTTACTAGAGTGCCAATCAATCAAGATTGTCCACCTTGTGATGAACCAGACCCAAACCAATGTGCTGAAGACGAATATTGGGATGGGAGCAAGTGTGTTAAGAAATCAACCACTGATGTTCCTGATAAAAAAGACGTTAAAAAGAAAGACTTAGGGTTTTCAAACCAAGCTGATGTTGATGACTTTAACCAGTCTTTTGGAACTCAAACTTTAAATAAAAAGCAGCAAAAAGAACTAAACGAAAATTATTCTCAAGGCAACGTAAATCCATATGTTGGAGGTTTAGACGGGCTTAGCGTAGACGGTTATGAGTCTGTATTTCTAGGAGGTGGAAATATTAGACGGAGCAAAAACCGACCTGTAGAAACTACATTTGATAGAAAAGGTAATGTCACTGGTTTTAATAATAGAGGTAAAGTTAGAGGTAATGCTTTTGATTATAGTTTTAAATTTAAAACCAACGAAAGTACCGGTCTAAAAACTATAAAATTTAACAAATTACGTGGTGCTGAAAGGTATGTTTTTCAACACTTTGGTTTTGCTTCCGACTCTAGACTAGAGATGTCAGCTACACAGTGGAAAGACTTTAGAGCACAATATGACCAAACATTAAAAGAAGCTCAAGATAAATTAAAAGAATTACAAAAACAAGGCCTTAAAAATAGTGATTTAATTAATGCGTTTCAAAGTTCTTATTCTAGTCAACATGAGGCTGCTATAGCTAGTGAGGTATTAAAAATGAATGCTAGAGGATTTTTTAATGGTGATTTTAGCAATGAAGATACACCTGTAAACTTTAAATCTCAATTTGATTATACACAACCTATACCGGTTCAGTTTAAGTCGCCATTTGCTAGTCGCTCTGCATTTAGAAGTCGTTTAAAAACACGTGAAAACTGGATGCCAACTCAACCACCGATGAATTATGGTAGTCCATTACATCAACAAGAGCAAGACATTAGCCAAATGGAGTTTGGAAGTATATGGGAAAAGATACAAGCATATGGTTCTGATATGGATAAGAAAATAGATAAGTTTATAAAACACAGTAATTACAATGCTGAAACAGATAAACCTATAAATTCATTCCAAAACCAAGAATGGGTTGGTATAATAACAAAATGGTTACAAGAACAAAAAGCAGCAATGATTAAAGCTAATAAAAACAACGATGAAAAACAAAGAATATCTACAGCTGTTAATACTTTAATACAAGATGTAACTACTTATTCAGGTAAGTTTTTAGATTGGATAGCTAGAAACGCTGGGGACCAAACAGAAGGTAATGCTGGTGGATCTGTTGTTTCTCAAGGTTCTAGAAAAGACGAAAGGTTTATTGGTAATATTACTTTTATGGGTGATAAAAATACCACTATAGGTATTGGTGAAGATGGTAAAATAGGTATAAAATCTTTTGGATTACCAACTGTTAAATACGTAGAAGAATTAGATACCGATGTATTTGCTAAAGACGACATGGGTTATGCACAGTTTTTAAAAATATCAGAAGAACTTCAAAAGTTAGCAGAAAGTGGTAAACCTTTAAATGAAAATACTGTAAAAGGTAATGCTGATCAATTGTTAAAAAATGAAGATAGTGTTTTGTCTTGGGCTTTTGATCCTTTGTATGGTCAATCTTGGCTTCAAGATTATTTAGAAGTTGATCCTGGGGTTGATGTTGATCAATTTATGCCAGAAAGCCCTAAGTTTGACTTAGATCGTTTAACAGACGAAATACACGGTTGGTTAACTTCAAAAATGAAAGAAGCTTATACTCAAAATATCCCGCAGCAACCACAACAAAAAGGAGATGCCGCTCAAGGAATAATGGATCAAACTTTAGCTAGTGTAGAAGAGGAAAAACAAAACAAAGAAGGTGTTTATGCTGACTCACAACAACAAGGCCCACCACAGGGACCTCCACAAGGTCCGCCACAAGGCCCACCACCACAAAGTCCTATGACTTATAAAAAGCAAAAAGAAAAAAGAAAAGCATTAGCATTGGCTTATATAAAAAAGTTTTCGAAAAAAAATAAATAAAATATAGTATGAATAAACGCACTCCCTTTTTACAAGAGATTGTAGAAGACATGATTGAAAACAATTCTACAGATCAACAAATAGAAGATGTTGTAAAGACATACAACGAACAGCAAGATGCGGCAAACGTAGAAGAGTCTGATGTAGAGGTAAATGAGTTTGGTATACCAGTAGCAGGAACTGATCCGGTAGATGTATTTCTTGGTGATGATGCTGTTGTTGACGATACAGCTCCTGATATGACAGATTGGAGGCAAAGCAAAATAGATTGGTACAACAGCTCTATTGCTAGAGGGTGGATATTTGATCCTGTAACTGGCGCGTTTTATTTTACTCAAGAAGAATATGATCGAGCTTTAGCGCGGCGAGCAGAACAAGAAGCTTTACTAGCCTCATACGAACCAACCGCATTAAAATCTAACTACCCTTCTTTGTTTGTTAATGATGATTTTTTTGGTGATCCAAACTCGTTTAAACCTACCGGGCAAACAGGCGATGAAGAGTGGTTGGTTAAAGAGTTAAGGCATAAATTAGAAGCTCTTGGGGTTGTTGTTAAAGAATATGAGCAAGGTAAATGGGGTGAAAAAGCAGGTGATTGGGTAACAATAGAATCTGAAAACTCTGGGCAAATACTTATTGATTTAATGCCGGCTATATTTAAAAAAGGCGAGGGTGATAAAAACAAAGCTAGAGTTGACCAAATAAACTGGGTTATTGCAGACGCTTTAAAAACCAAGCTACTTGAAGATGATCAATTTGATCTAGATTATTATTTACACGGTGTAAAACGAGCGGGTGTTTTTCACGGTAGGGTTGGAGAAGATCTTGTTCATCAATATGCTGGGTTTAATAGTTTAGTAAAAATGAGGAATAATCTTATTAGTGATAGTTTAGAAATTTATCTCGATTCTGAAAAAGGAACGGAGTTAAAATTAACTTTAGTAGATGATATAAACGCTAGTGCCAACAATTTGTTTCTAGAAATTGTACAGGAATACATTAATAAAAACGAAGCTGCAAATTCAGAAGGCATGATGAATGATTTTATGACCAGAATGGAAGATATAATAGAGTGGACATTTAATAATGACCCAGAATATAAAAAACTAATATATAATATATCATTAGCGTCTACTGGTTATTTTGATGATGTTTTAGAAAGAGCTAGAGTTAATGACAATATTAGCTTAGAAGTAGGTGCTTGGGCCACTAGACCTGGGTTTTTTAATAAACTAGCGTTTGGACTTGTTAAAGGTTTTGGGTTTAAATTACCAAACGAATTTAAAACAGCAGGGTTTGCACACCAACAACAAGCGCTGGCAGATATTGAAAAAATTAACTCAATGCCACTTATTGACAGGGGTATGGGCAACGGAAGAAAAATGAATTGGGATAACTGGTCAGCGCTAGTAAGAAGCATGTCTAAGTTTACTTGGGCAAATTTTGATAAATATACTCCTGGGCTAGGTGGTAACAAGTCGTACGGGATTACAGATCAACTTTCTTACCTAAACAAAACAAAATACAACGCTAGTACTAATCCTCGTGATTTATCTAAATTTGTGGTTACAAATGAGCATATTGATTGGCTAAAAAAAGAGGACTTTGTTTTAATGCATACCGCAACGTTTGTTGAGAATGGATTTAATACCACTCTTGGTATGTTTGAAAACCCTGATGGTTTAATAGAAATTATACCTATTAACGGTAGAAACTTAAACGATGCAGGTAAGCATATAAAAATAAAAAAGGGTTCTTCTTATCAAAACGAAGTTTATGATCCGTTAAAGTATGACGGTTTTGTCCATCCAAGTGCTTATTACTCAACCGAAAGCAATAGAGATGGCCAAGGTGTCAGCGAATATTTTTTAAAGCATGTTATAGCTCGTTACCAAGGCGAACAGTTTGAAAGAATAAAAGAAATAATAAAAGATAAAAACGTTATAGAAAGTATAACATATACCGACTCGGAAATGTTTCAAGATGGTGACTTTAATATAACTAGCGAGAACTGGGCAGAAGCAATTGGTGATGGTGTTTTTAGAGCAGCAATGTCTATATTTACAATAGGTTTTGGTTCTGTATTAACAGAAGGCGCTAACGCTTATCAAGCTGGTTTGTTTGATATTGCGCGAAACAGAATTTCTGGTTTTGATAAAATGGGCGCTGAAGATCAAGCTAGAGCACTATTGACTATTTTAGATACAGAGCAAGATAAGTTGTATGATCAAGCCGCTGTTGTTGGTGTTACAAATGGTGTTTTAGAAACCGTAGGTAATTTATTTATGATTGGTAAAATAGGCCCAGCTATAGGTAAAAATGCTGGTGACTATTTACGAATGTGGTACTATTCAAACGTAAAACAAGCGATTAAGCAAACGGCTAGAGCTGGAATATCTATAACAGCTGCCAGCGTTGTAGAGGCGCTAACAGAGGTTACGCAAGAATTAGTAACAAACTTTGCTATGCCTGGCGATGGATCTGACTATAATGAGCTTGTAATTAATAGTTGGGATCCTTATGTAAACGCGGCTACAACAGCATTTATGGCTTCTACAGGTTTAGTAGGAGGTGGTAAAACAATGCAAAGTTTTGGTAATTCACTTGTGGAGCAATATCAAACTATAAGAAACCCAGAAGGTATAATAGCACTAAATAAAAAACACAAGGTACAATTAAACAAAGATTTAAAAGACGGTAAAATTACCGACAAAGAGTTTGAAGAAGCAATGGGCTATTTGAGTAGCGCCGATAGAATATTTACTAAATTCCAAAAAACTTGGAGAGATCCAGCGGCTGTAAAATTGCTGTTTGAGTCAGAAATGCGAGTTCAAAAAGAAATAAAAGAAAAAATAAAACTAGAAAAAGAAAGAGACGAAATACTTGAAAACGCTAAAAAATTAAATCCTGGACTTAAAAAAGATGAGTTGTTAGAAATGACTGATGTAGCTGAAACATTAGCAGACTTACAGTTTATTAATGATAAAATCAAAAGAGAAAAACAAGAGCAATTAAAATTAGCTTATTTAGACAACTACGAAGACCAAGTTCGTCGTGATGCTAGAAAAATAAATAAAAAGTACGGCGAGAATTGGGACGCAATGGTTTATTGGGATAATGATCACGCTTGGATGTGGCTACAAAATGAATTTGGTATTACAGAAAATTATAACAATAAAAATTTAACCAAAGAGCAAAACGAAAATATACGTAATTTATATAAAAACTTTTTTAAAACCCAAAAAGCAAACGCATTTATTTTAACTAAAGAGCAATTAGAGGCAATATA